TGCATCAATGTATTTAGATTCTAATTCTTGAAATATCTTCTGGATAAGTGGATCGTCCAGTAGTTCTTTTGCTCGTTGAGAATTTTTTAATTCCTCCAGATCTATTTCGTCCATTACATATCTCCATTTTCAGATAATAGTCCTCCAACTGCACCTGTAGTTAATAGTGGGGCAACCATTGATCTTAGCACCTGATTTCCACTGAGAAGATCTGTCAGAACCTGTTTGGGAGACTTACCTGTTTCAAGTGCAGTTTTATTAACTCTTGTCATTAACATTTCCATCCAGGTTGCTCCCTCCGGCAATCCTGCTGATGCCTTACCAACTCCAGTATATTTTGAAGCACCACCCCAGATTGAAGCCTGGGCTTGTGCAGGTGCCACACCCATTTTTTGTGCAAACTTAGCAAATTCATCCTCAACTGCACCATAAATTTCTTTTGAAGCAGATGTCCTGAGTTGTTTCGCCTTTTTCCCCACTCCTCCAACTTTACCTGCAATTGCTCTCATTGCACCTGCATCTAATGTGGCAGAGGATAAATTACCCCGGAGATTCTCCCAGAAACTGTTTACTTTTGATGCACCAATAGGGAATATTGTCTGTAAATCATGTGCATACTTGGGTACTCCAGCAGTCTTAATATTCTTACCCCCCAAAAGAATTGGGCCTTTTGTCCCTTCTTTTGCAGATGCAAGCAGACCCTTTACTGACTGCAATCCCATTCTTCCATATGTTGGTGGAATTGGAGCAAGAGTTCTTGTTGCAATTTGCTCTGCAAATGGGACATTTAATTCATCCAGGGTATTCCAGTAAGATGCCTGTCTGATATTTGGAATAACTGCAGTATTTGGAGAAAGTGCTGCATTGTATCTCAGAAATCTTTCATAAAGCTGGATTCCCATATCGTCCCCAAATTGTTCAGTTGCAAACTTTTTCAGATGGTTGGTGTTGTACCATTCCATACCTCCCTGTTTTGCTCCTTTTTCAAACCAATCCTCCAGTTGTTTCTGCTGTTTTGAAGATTTCAATATCTTCACAACATCTGCTGCTTCCTTATGTGGTTTCAGAGGCCGAAATAGATCACCCCTGACCTGGGGTACATTTGGATATCCACCCTTATTGAGATCAAAAAGACCAGATGCATCCTCAAGTTTCCTGCTTCCCTGTAAATAGGCAGGTGCCCCAATGGGTGGATTGTCCAGGGAAAGATGCTGAAAATCTTTACCAACCTTCTGGAGATGTTCCCAGGCATCTTCAAATGAGGAATATGCATGATGACCAAATGGTATTGGTGCGTTGGGATCTTTCATGTGAGCAAATTTCCAACTATCGGAAGCAAGAGGGTCCATATTATCCATTTGCGATATCCTCCAATCACCTTCCGGTTTTGCAACTTTCTTGGGTGCCTTAGACATATCAATCCCAGTGCCCTTCCAATCCCCACTAGGTGCACCTTCCAACCAGTTCTGACCTTTTGATGGGTTTCTGGTAAGTATATAATCACCACCAAAACCACCTTCAGTTTTTGCAATTATAGATTCACCTTCTTTTATAGACTTCATTTTTGCACCACTTTTGATGGGAACCCTCTTGACCATACCTCCAAGAAGACCACCTCCAAAAAGTGCTCCTGGAGAATTTGAACCACCTCCAATGGAATCCCCCATTATAGATAACTGTTCCCTTTTATCGGGATCATTAATATCCCCTGGGTTCTCCCAATCAATATTCCTGGAGGCAATGGTTGCAGGATGGTTTGGAGAGAACCAGGGACTACCACTGTCCCGGACAGCATCCCATCCTTCTCCTATATAATCCAGCAGTCCTGGTTGGGATTGTGTGGGTCTGTTCCTTCTTCTGATGTTTCTAGCCATTAGGGGGCATTTGTGGTTGTGGAGGACCCTGTTGTTGCTGGGCTTGCATCTGTTGTTGTGCCTGTTGCTCTTGAGCTTGCTGTTGTTGCTGAGCTTTAATCATTGCTTCTCTCTCTTTTGCTTCTTCCCGGTTCCGTTCCAGATTGGCTTTTATCTTCTCAGTATCCAGCCTGGTATTGTATTTTGCCTCCATATCCATAATCGACAACTGAGCCTGAGTTTCGTTTCTATCTTTCTCTCTGTCATCCAGGCGAATCATCTTCTCTCTTTCCAGTTCCAATTTACCCATGTCGTTCTGAGCATCAGATTGTGCTTTCTGACCCTGGATTTCGATATATTTTTCTTCTGGAGTTGGTTCTTTTGGTTCCTGATTCTGGGGTGGTTGATACTGAGCAGGATCACCAAAAAAGAGAGAGGGGTCCTTAAATCCAGCAAGCTCAACGATCTTGGAGAGAGTAAGATGGTATTGCTTGAGGTTTACTATTGGATTTTCAGGACCCAACTGCTGTAGCAGGGTATCCTGCTTTTGTGCGATATTCTCCAAGAATGACATTTTTTCCATATCAGAACCACCACCAAGAGGGATATCAACTGTTAGATCCATATCTGAATCCCAGTACCGGGGGTCAATTGGTACCCATTCGTTTCTGAGTCTGACCATCTTCTCCCGGTCTTGGTGCTGACAAACTAGCTTCAAAACACCTTTATAAAGTGGTTTTAGCCCAGTTTCGGCAAATATTCTTGCAATTAATTCAATGTGAGATTGTGCTGCTTTAACTCCAGCATCAATTCCGACTTTTGCAGTTGAAGTCAGAGATTCTACATCCAGACCCTGACTGACTTTTGTGATTCCTGTCCTGGAGGCTTTAATTTCATCTAACATCCCCAGAATAGGCAATGCTGCACCTCCAACAAACGGCATCGAAAGTTGGGAAACTGCATTTGGGTTTTTAGTACGGATTATAGCACCAACCTCATTATTGAGGACATCCTTCATGTTGGTTTGTCCCTCAGTGACAACGAGTCTTGGCGAAACTGCTAAAACCAAACTGTCCATCACGTTCCGCAAAATAGCTGATTTGATTCTCTGAATATCAGCAACGACATCGGTTATAGATGCACCACCAATTGCAGAAGTATGGGGTTGTGGATCTGGAGTAAAAAGGACAAAAGGGACATGATCAACAGGCATTACATTGACCACATTATGTGCTGTCCCGATAGTGCAGACCCTCAAAAGCTCAGAAAAATTGTCTTGATTTTTATCCACACGACAAAATGATTCGCAATATAAAACCTTCCGGGAGGCAGGTTCCATATTCCCCTGGTGCCTAGTTGCATTATCTGAATGCCGATTGACAAATTCTTCATTATTTGAAAAACTTTCTTCAATCCCGGAATGCTCTTCAATTAGTTCCCGGTCATATCCAAGTGCAACCAGGTCCGAAACCGTTTTGTAGCTCCGATGGGCTACAATATCGGCGGTTTCAACAGATTTACTGGTGCGACTTATAAGGAATTCTTCAGGTGGAAGGGCCTCAATTTTTATGCTTCCTTCTTTAATCCGTCTTGTGAGAGTCACATTGAAGAGTGGGATTCCTTCTGTAGTTTGGCCGGATTCTTCCATCTCGACTGATTCCACATCATCTTCTCCTGCCAGGATCTGAGCTTGTTGCTCATCGAGACCTGAGAACTGGGATGTTGTTACTTTCTCTGTTTCTTCATGCCAGAATTTTAAAATTCCAGTTCTCCTGATAAGTGCATCTTTAAAGACACTCATCATGGTGTTAAAGAAATTTGGTTGCTGTTCCAGTATCAAATTATTAATATAATCAGTGACTTGCTCGCTCTGCTGGACATCTTCTGGACCTTTTGGAATAAATCTGAGAATTTTGTTTGCACCAAAAAATACACGCATCAGACTTGGGAGGATTGCATTAATGGTATCCCTGGTATCATAGGAAGTGGCACCAGATCTACCTTCATCCTCCTGTTCAGGAAGATGCCCACTGTAATATTTGGAAGCAGTTACTCTGTCAGTCGAGAGTTCATCACAATACTGAACTGCATCCTCCAGCATCCGGGATACATAACCTTCAAATTCTGCTTCATCCATTTCTTCTGGAGCAGACTCTACTTCTTCATATTCTGAATCGTCTTCATCATCCATGACATTGTCATAACCTGCCTCTGCATCAGTATCAAATCGGGGTAATTCTGCTAATTCTTCTAATTCGGGGGTGTATTCTGCCATTTGGGGGCCTCAGATCTCTCTCAGTAGTGTTATTTTGACATAAGTGGCACCAGGGGATAGGTGTCCTCAGTCATTATACCACTGAAAAGGATTAAACTAGGTGCTACTGAGATTCAGGACCATTGGTTGCCCATTGGTTGCCCATTGGTTGTGGCTTGGGTAGGGTACCCTATATGGTACCCTATAGGGGGAGGTGGTGACTCTGAAGATTCGCCTAGTTTGAGATCAGGTTAATCTCGTTTCAGTGTAAAATCTTGAGTTACCACCTTCAATAAATATTCGGAAGATTTCTTTTGAGAGGTTTTGACCATCCTCCAGATGCTCCAGACATAATTGCACTGGTGCCAGCAAAAGTTAAGACGAAACTGTCAGCAAAATCGGGAGAACCCTTATGTCCAATTCTCTTCTTCATTTCTGACTTAGTTTCCATTCTAATTTTTCCAGTGGATTCATAGGTGTATCTAGGTGAGCATAATTCAAACATTAATCTCTCATCTCTGGGAATTCGACAATTAAGCTGCTCAAACCATCCTTTCGCCTTATGCCATAGTTCTGCCCTTAAATTCTTGTACTGACCAGTAACAGATGCAGATTCGCCAGTGTTCACATCAATTGCTGGCATATCAAGTTCCCTCATTCTATCGCATGCCCCGGCTCCCAAACCGCATGAATCCGCAAGAATCTCCTGGGGAACCTTACCCTCTGCTTGTGCTTTCATGTATTCTGCATG